TTACGCATTTACTGGCCAGTCTTTTTTTTCTTAACATTTGCAACCTCCTTTTTATGTTTATACTCATGCTGATACATCATGCTAGCTACGTGCTTCTTCGTAAAGCCTTCTATTACCTTCCCGCATTTATGACATTTTTTTTGAAACATTCTTCAGTTCATTCATACATTTTTTACACAAACAACTTTTCATCTTAATAGTCCGACTTTAAGTCCATATATTTTTGATAAAATTCTTGGTGCCTGTTCTCAGGCATAAGCATTGAAATCATTTCTTCCGCTAAGCTATCTACTCTGCTTCTTTGGTCTGCCTCGCAATCCTTCCAATCTTTAGCGAACTCCCAAAGGGCCTCGTCAAGTATCTCTTCTGCTCCGCCTATCATAACATACCATAGCATACCTACTATTTAAATACTATTGTTCAGAAATATATATATTATAGTATCTAGTTTCCAGCAGTCAAATCAACTTCTTCATCTGGGTTTGATAGTTTTTCAATAAGTTCATCAATCACATTAATTCTATTTAGATGCTCTTGCTTCTCGCTTTGTAGGCTTTCCCTTGTTACGTTGCTCATTCTTTCTACAGATTCTATGATATCAAAACTCACTTTTTCTACTTTTCCCTCTGAATCTCTTGTATGAATTATTTTTTTAATTTTCATTTTGATTATTAAACTGCGTCCAATTGGATCCAATATTCAGTTCCATTTATCCAAATCTTTAATTTATTTGATGCCGTGAATGTTCCTATGCTTTCAACCTCTTGGTCAGTATATAAACCTAATGTATCTTTTCCGTCTGAACTATCTTTTGCGTAAAATTGTATTACATTTGCAACTGAGGCCGCGGGTTCTGTTCCTGCACCTATTGCGAATACTGCTCTACCTGTTGAATCGAAAGAGCCTGTACTTATTCCCACGCTGTCAACTCCTGCATCAACTTTAAAACAAGTTGTATCGTTATCCCCCTCGATCCTAAAGTTTCTATCATCTCCTGTTTCATTAAAGACAACCTCGGAGGAGGTTAATTGAAGTCTGTTTTCAGAACCAAACTCAAAGGTGAGGTGATAAGAGTTCGATGAGCAATCCCACTTTTGACTATAAAGCGACAAATCTAGTTCAGTATATGGCGTCCCGATAGTTCTAAAAACACTAGTTGCAGGTATCAGCACATTTCCACCGGTTGTTATTGATCCTCCTGTTGTTATTGCTCCTGTGCTATCATTAAACACAAAATCAGATGAGCCTCCAAACGCTCCTCCGTTATTATATTGAACCTGTGTGTCTGAACCCGCTGGCGTTGCCGCTGAATCTGCATAGGCTTTATTCGCTATATCCTTTGCATTTGTTGGAGTGTGTTGGATTGTTCCTTGTTTTAAAGAAATAGTTTTCGCTACAGGTTGAGGATCTATTTGCTGTCTAATATTATCTACATTAATAGTTCCTTTAAATTTCTCTGGCTCAAACTCTTTAAGTAGGTTTTTTGGCATATATTTTTAAAGAAAAAGAACTATAAAAAACTTTCTAATTTGTGGTTGCCGACTTCCAGGCTGAGCCATTGTAGAAAACTAATGTTGCTCCAGATACTCCTATACTTCCCGTCTGTCCTGCTGTGGCTTGATCTGCAACGGGGATACTAGGCAAAACGATTGCTCTTGGTGCTATTACATCTGTATTTCCACTTGCCATTTTTAAGTGTCTGCTATTTCAGTTTTGATAATGGTAACTTGGTTGGTGTCTGGCGCTGGAACTATATGAATTGCCCCGCTAACCGTTGATACATTAATCGTGTCTAATGCAGTAGCTAACGCTGCTCCACTAATTGCATATTGCCCATAGTTTGTTGAGGTTACATCTCCGGCTGCCATTTTAAATTTAAGCTTGAGTATTAGAAATCAAACAAACGGCTTTGGGATTTTTCAATTGTGTAACTCCAATCTCCCAGGCTCTAATTGTGTATTTGACTCCTGGATCTGTTATAGTTTTAACAGTTAAAGGCACGGCCTCTTTCCAAGTTGCCGCTTCTTTCGCAATTATAACCAACGCGTAATCTGCTGTTACGGTGTTCGAAACAACGACATTTAAACCCAATAACTTTCCAACCTTACCATTTTTAGTTACATCATCTGTATAAAATTGGCCTGCGTTTCTAATGTTTGCATTTCCTAGTAAGTTAGCGTAATCCTTTGGACTTAAAACCAAATATCCATTTGAATCTGCGTTATAGTTTTGTTCGGCTATTGCTTTCTTTGCATCTAGAACATTCTGTATCGGATCCCTGTTTGCGATTGTTGCAGAATCCCATTCATCCCCTGCGGTGATTGTTACGCTGTTAATATTTGTTGCGGACTGACTCTCGCTTACAACGCTCCAAATCTCATCATCTACAGATTTGGCCACAGCCCTCGCAATTCTTAGTAAGGTCCTTGCAATTACATCAACATCATCGGTTAAGGCATCTTCCCAAGAGATTACGCCTTCCATTCCGTGCTTTACCAAATATGCGGATTTCTCAGTCCACTCTACCTCGCCGTATGGAAAATTAGCCAATCTTGGAACACCCTTTACAGCGCTCCCAGTTCCACCGCTAAGGTCGGCAGCGGTTTCCTGAAAATATGTTTCTTTCCATGAAGAACTTTTTTGAACCATACAAAGCTGTTTCATAACATAAGCTTGCAAGGCAAACCCAGCTACAATTTTGCTTACATTCTCCGCGCGTAGCGTCTGCTGTCCAACTGATTCTGCCATTTTAAATTCTTATCAAACACCTTATTTTTTCTGATGCTGAACCTGTTTCTAAAGCTTTACCAATAACATTACCAAAGCTAGCAGAATTTCCTAATCCAATTAAATTAGCTCCGCTTGCTGCTATTGGATCTCCAAGAGTTACACCTGTTGCATCACACCAAACATCAAAAATTCCATGGGTATGTGCTCCAATTCTAGTAGCCCCATCATTTGCCTCTTTATCTGCGGCTGCAATCCCTACAACTATATCCTCTCCGGTATTGGCTGTAACAGTATTGTCTCCTGTTATTTCCAATAAGGTCCCCTTAGAAATGCCTGTCGCATCTGCGCAAGTAAAATTTATGGTTTCTCCACCATTGATTAACTCTAAGATCGTTGCTTCAGATGCCATTTAATCACATTGTTTAATAGTTTAGGTATATATTTAAACCTTTCGGTTATTCATCTCCCGCATCTCCTTAACAAACTCATTCACTCTATTGTGGACTTCTAATTCCTGGTTAATCATTCCTGTTTTAAACCACATCCAACCTAACAGGAAGCAAAGGAAAAAATACAAAACACCCAACGTCAAAGTAGTCTCTACATCTCTTGATGCAAGTCCGAAAAAAGCGATAAAATACTTTATATAATGTGTTAATCCCCATCCTTTCTCCCAATATGCTTTATAAAGGCATACTTTGAATTTAAAGTTGCTCGACATCTCCGATCCACTTATCCTTTTTAACTCCTATACCTGCTACCTCTACAAAATCCCTATAAAAGTTTGGATCTGGTGGCACTCCTTTTTTTATTGGCTTCGCTCCAAATAAACGCCTAAGTCCCGCCAAGATCGGAGCGTCTTTTTTTCTCCAATTGTACGGCTGCAAAATCGAGAGAACCTTATCGTACTCGCTCTCTGGAAACACCACTTCAAAAAGCTGAATAGGTCGCATAGCCAACTGAACTTTCCCCGGAGGTTTTTTTTCATCATATTTAAAGGGCAAATATTGAGCCAGACAGTCATTCATCCAACGCATCAATCTATCGTGATGCCCTCTTGCAATTAAATACAAGTGCATCCTAAGCGAACGGGTTTAAGCCCGTGCCCTCCAATAGCTTCTCTGCCTCTGCCTGCACCTTTTCATCCTCTGACATTTCTACCGAGTTCCCCGCAAGTGATCTGCCCTTTAGCTCCAATTCTGCAAGCTTTCCATCCAACACTTTAATTTTTTGGTTTACTTGTTTTTCTTTTTCCTCAAACTGCTTTATTCCTTCTTGGATATCTGCAGCTACTTTTTTTGCTTCTTCTACTCCTTGAAAATTAGCGGCGGGCGCTTCGCCCTCCGCCTTTGCTTCTTCGCCCTCGGGCTTTGCTTCCTCTTCAGTAGAGGACTGTTCCGGAGTTTCGGCCGGAGCCTCCTCCTTTGCTTCTCCCTCTGGCTGCGAAGCTTCTTCGCTTTTTACTTCTTCTGACATTTTTTCCTCCAGGCATTTTTAATACCTTCTATTTTTTAAATCTCAGTTGCGGTGCAGACCAACCCGCTAAACCCGCAATGATCGCGATAACAGTTGATAACAAAACCCCATTAATACCCTTTGAGAGGGCAAAAACCTCCAATGCCGTTAAGGCAATAATGGCTACAACGACAATTACTACAGGGACTTCTTTCATTTACCATCTTTCCTAGGATTTACTTTTTCGCTTGTTAAGCTTACATCCTTGCGATTGTCTTCTAACAAATCCGGCTCAATACTCGCAGGGAATTTGAAATCAACCTCTAAACCCAACTGATTTTTTATTTCTCTTTCCAAAAACAACTGATTCCATTCCACCATTTGTTGAAATGCCAAATACAAAATTTTTGATGTTGCTTCTGTTGTATCTTCTCCTTGACCTAAAACTACCTCTGGCACTCCTTCAGCCATTATAAAAAACTTCTGCAACATCTTAATCCAGGGAAGAGGATCTAAGGTTGAATACTGCGGGATGCTCACTCTCTCCATATCTGCTACAGTATCCTCAGGAATGATTAGGTTTTCGGCATTTTCCACGGCCTTATCTAACTTATCCTTAAATGTCGCTATCTCACTTGTATCATCAGTTTTAACCTTAGTAACCAGCAGCGGCTTTACGTATCTGTGAAAAACTTTTTTCATGTCTGCCATTGCCTCGTTTCTCATTAAAATAACATCCTCGCATTTCTCTATAGTTGAAATTCCATGACCCTCATCTGCAATTCTATTCCAAGCAAAATGCAAAATATCTTTAGGATTAAACTTAATGTTGCTTTGCGCATTTGGTAATTGAGAGGTCTGTTCATATCTCTTAATTATTCCCCACTTATCCATCACGATTTTTATACTTCCTGGATTAAGCGGTTTTAAATTTATCAATCTTCCGGCTTTGTCTCTTATAATTTCAGAATAAGAATCGCCCCCAATAGTATAAGTTCTAACCCAATTATATGCTAAAGAATCAAAAGAATCTTTGCCCCAGCCCCTTATCCTGTCTAGTATCTTCTTTGTTTTTTCCTCAGTCTCACAACCTTTTCCTACCGACCACAGCGCCTTTTTATCAATCACAGCGGCAAGCTCAGGAATTTTTCTATAGTATCCGTGCCATTTCATCCAGTTGCAAGTGTATGTTGTTTCTCCATAACCTGTTGGCCCTTCTGTATCTAAAGAGTCCACAGAATAATCGCTAACTGCGTTAGTCATGTCGGTATAATCTGCAGAATCTATCTTTCTAATTCCCATTTTTATGTGAAAACCTGTGATTCTATGTGATTTGATGTTTATATATTTTACTGAATAACATACCTTATTCTAGCTCCATATATTTCATCGCCTCTTTCTCCGCTCGCTTCTATGAAATAGGCATACTTAGAATTATCTATAAATTCCTTTGAAACATTTTTTGTTATTGTATTGACGTTTGCTGTTTGGATCATTGTGTTCGTTGATTTATTTGAAATTTTTACCCTAATCATATTCCAAGAATCATTCGAATCACTCCCATAAACAACCCCTTCAGTCAATGTCGCCCCATCTGGTAGATTAACAGATGCAAGAAAATTCACAGTTTCCCCTACCCAGTCGGCAGTCATTGACGCATCATTATTATCTAAGTAAGCATTACTTTCAAAATTATCTAGTGC